ATATAGTAAATTGTTTACTCTAATAAAGTGTATTATTTTTCTGAGTCGGACCCCAATAAGATTCATTTTATCGCAAATTATTTTGGAAGTAACTGCATTTTCTTTTCCAATACGTTTTCCAATACCTTTAACAATTGATGGAACTTTTTTTAGTTCATCATCTGTTAATTCATCTGTTAGTTTTTCAAATCCTCTGAGCATAAATTTAATTTTTTAAATAACAATTCTATTTCTTTTGATGTTAAATTACGAGTCATTACTTCTATAAGTTTATTTTGATAATAAACGTTATCAGTAATTTCTTTCACTATTTCAAGAACTTTACTTACTGGATTCATTATTGTTTTTTAATCCTAATTCTTTTTTACTCATTTTCATTTTAGGATTTATCTTATTTTCAACATGAGTTTCTGCACTTGAGGCCGCATAAATTCCACAAGCAAACCCTATTGAGAACATTGTTATACATATTATTATTTCCATTATTTTAATTTTTTATATTAGTAATTAAAATGGCATATCATCAGTTGGAGTATCTTGAAACTTCTTCTGATTCATTTTATTTTTATATTCATCAGTATTTTTAATCTGATCTTTAATCCATTCTGGCTGTAGTTCTAACCATTCTTCATTAAAGTTATCTTCATAATTAAATATGAAGGAATCATTGAATTGTTTCGGGCATTCAGTACCCTTTGACATTCCTGCAATACTTCCTATTTGAGCAAATTCATTTCCACTTTTTGAAGTTTTATGGATTATAGAGATATTACATTCTTTGCTAATTAAGTTAGTTATATCAAAATGAGCTAATTCTTTATTAGTAAAAGATTTACCTCTCCATCCCTCTAAATCTCTTCTTAGATTAGATTTCTCATGTAATGATAAAGTATATTCTTTACTTATTACCATTGGTTTTTGTTCTCCTGAAAAATCTCTCATTTCATGAGGTAATTCAAAAGTTACTCTAATTTTATTTGAGTATTTTGTTTCTCCTTGCCATTCCCATTCAACTGTTCCAATATGGATCATTGAATAACATCTTGCAATATGAGTTCCTGATGGAACTATTTCTCTTTTTGTTTCGGTGTTTCCTGTAGCTAATATTCCTTTCATAGTTTTTTTTTATTTATTTAATTTTTTTAGTATTTTCTTTTAATGATCTTTTTCTCCAATATTCTCTAAAATATTCTTTTCTTGATTTTTTAGGTATGCAATCAGCTTTAGTTTTATGCATTAGATTTTTATATTCTTTAGAATCTTCTTCTGTTTTTCCACTATATTTAAACCAATCATCCATATCAATATGATTAGATTCCCAGTTCTTAATTTTTTCTTGTTTCTTTTTATATTCTTCTATAAAACATTTAACTTTTGAACTCTCTAATTGTTTGCTTTCTTGGTACTCTGCAAAATATAAAAATGTTTCCCATTCCGTTGCAACAGAATCATATTTATCTATTTCAAATTCTAATTTGTTTTTTAAGTAGATACTGGTTGCATGATGCATTCCCTCAATATGTTTTTTAATATCATTATGAGGTACTTTAAAAACTTTCCACAAATAATAATTATAAAACATCCGAGCATGAACTTTCTTTTGTTTTCTACTCTTCATTTGAATTATATCCTTTTCCAATACTTTAAACATAGTCATTAGAGCTAATCGTGCTGGTTGTAGCTTTTCTTCCATTCTAATTGGTTGCATAATAAATAAAGGCAAGAGTAAAAACTGCCATTAAAGTTAAAGTTAAAAAAGCGTAAAAGATTTCTGACTTGTTTAAAGTTCTAACTTCTTCTACTTTGTAATTTTTTGATCCATTAGCATTAACAAAATTTGCAGTTTCTTTTGAATTAAAGTAATGAATGAATCCTGTTTTCTTGTGAGTTATTTTATACATTTTTATTTAGTTTTTATTTTCTTCATAGCATCCTTTGCTACAAAAGTTTTCATTATAATCTGGTTCTGCATCTCCACAATCTATTCCAAGTTTTGATCCGCAGTTATTACAATATCTTTCTTCTTCTAAAAGTTCCATTATTGATTCATTTGTAGAATCATCAATATAAAAAGTTTTTCTTCCTATTGTAATATAAAGGCTTTGAGGTGTTCTTACGTCTATTTTCATTTTATTTAGTTTTAAAACGGGGGTTTTTACACCCCCCCTTATTTTATTATTTTTTTGTCCCTATTATAAAAGAACCACAACAATTGTAAACATAAATTCCTGAAATATTTTCATCTTCATATAATTCAAAATAATCTCTACCTCCACCAACTAACCAAGCTCCGTTGATTCCATAAGTGTTTTTTATGCTACTTGTTGTTTTTTCTACCTTTTCAAACCCACCATTATAAGACTCACAACAATCAGTCATTCCACTGAATGCAGATTTTATCTTTATAAATAAGTTTTCTTTTTTTGATACTTTGTTAAATGTGTGTTTTGTTGTTTTCATTTTTTTTAGTTTTATTTGTTAAACTTGGTACAAATATAAGTAAGTTTTTAACATCTACAAACTTTTTTACATTTATTTTTAACCTAGCAAATGAAAGTTTTTTGGGTTTTAGTGTGTTTTAGTTACTAACATTTCGTTGATTTTTGGTTAGTTTTAACGTAAACTATAAAAAAAAGGAGCTGAACCCCTTTAAAATTCAACTCCCTTTTCAACTAAACAACGTATTACTTAACAAATATGCTACAATATTATATAATTATTTTGAATATTGTTTCTTTTTTATGAGTTTTTTGTGCACTTTTTGCATTATAAGCAAACAACTCTTCTTTTATATCATAACCATCCCATCCGTTTGTTTCCTGTAAATCAATCCTTATATCGTGCCTTCCATCATCTGTAAAGCAATATATGTTCTGAGCGGCTGTACCACTTAAATTCAATGCATTCTCACTGTATGCATTAGATCCTACCAATGAAGCACTCCTTGCAATGTTATCTCTAATCATAGTTTCATGGAGGTGCCCGCATATAATAAAATCAATTATAACTCCCTTTGCACTGTATTTAGATATTACTTTTCCTGTATCGTTTGAGGTCATTCTTCCTAATTGATGACCATGAATTACTAACATATTTTTTCCATTAATCTCAACTACCAATTCAAGAGCATCCCCCCTCAGAAAATTAATATCTGGAAGTAGTAACCTTAACATCTCAAATATTGTAAAATCATAATTATCAGAAGCAACCATATCAACCCACCCAAGTTCAAAATTTACTCTTGATTCATTTCCAGTAACACAACAAACCTGAACTTCTGCAATTTCGTTTATATCCAATATAAAGTGTTTTAATAGATGAACTCCAAGAAAGGTGGCTTTTGCTCTATTAGTAGCCATTGCAAGTTTCTCATCTAATCTTCTATCGGAGTTAATTAAATCTCCTGTAATTGCAATTAATACTTTATTTGCTTTATGGAATTTAACATATTCCTTGACTTTATAAGCGTATTTTTGTAGACGTTTTGATGCAATATCAAAATCATATTTATTGGATTCTAACTCCACAAGCTCATTGAGGTGCAAATCAGCCAACTGAATAACTATTGCAGCTTCAGTGTTATGTTTCTTTTTACTCAGTTTAGTCTTTAAACTCTCTCTCTTTAATAGTTTTATGATTTCGGTGTTATACTCTATAAGAGCGTTTTCTTGTCTTGTTCCCTCTCTAAATGATTTTCTCTCAATTCTGTTTAAATCTTGGAACTTTTGTTTCTGTTTTGCAAGTCGGATATTATATTCAACAATATCTTTATCTGCAATTAAATAATGAACAACCTCTCTTATCTTTTTTCTAAGTGTATCTACTGAAACATCCAGTTTGTATTTATCTATAAGGAAACTGGATATTTCAATATAATTTTTTCCATTGTCAAAAAGCTCTAATATCTCATCCTTATAATTTAGATATTTGCTCTTCATTTATTTACTTCTTTTTATTCATGTCTGCAAATCCTTGACCAAGAATAAGAGCTCCAACGCTCATAAGAATATTATTTACTTCATCTGGATTCAAATTAAAAGTATCGGCAAAAATGGTTGTAAGTACCCCTATAACCATATACCAGAATTTACGAGAATTACCCATTCCCCTTAAAACTATTGTTTGTAACCAATTTTTTAACATTTTGTAAAATTTTAATTATAAGAAAGTATTTCAGCTCTTTCTATTAGCTGTTTTCAGTAAATCCAGAGCCTTGGATTAGTTCTCTCTTCATCAATATCAATATGGCAGAAATTGCCTTTTTCTTTTCCCCCAGCTATTCCAACTCTAAATGGTAATCCTAATTCATGAACTAATTGTAAAGCATGACCTACAAAAAGAGCTCTCTTTACACTATCTGAAATTGCAATATCAGCAGCCAATCCTTTTAAATGTGGAGATTGTCCTTTTTTTGCTGTTTTATAACCTCTATCAGTTAAAGATTGTTGATAGGCTTCCGTTCTAAATCCACTGGTTACTCTAAATGGAAAATTACATCTTGATCTTAATTCATCAATAAAGTCTAAAAATACAGGACTCATATTAATACCAGTTCCCTCTTCATTAGGAAGTCCAGAATCAAATTCAGAAATTTTAAAATATCTCATGTTGTAAAATTATAAAAAAAATTATAACAAAACATTGATTGAATGAAAGTTATTAACTTTATGATGTTTACTTCTTGGATAATTTATAGAATTTATAGATAGTAAAAATTATTGCAAGTGATGTAGAAACTAATAAAAGAACTTGATTGCATTGAGTTAATGATAAGCCAAGAACCCCCCCGTTTGCTATGCCTACCTCTATAATATCTTTTGGATTTTTCATTTTATAAATTTTTTATTATTGTTTTAAAAAGGTAATGGTAAAGTTTCTTCAACTGGATTAATTTGAAGTTCAATATTTTTTGCAAGATTTTCATCCAATTCTTGTGGAGTTGGATCAGTCATTTCATTTAACCATGCTTCAACATCCGCTTCTGTTAAGTTTTCATATAAAACAAAATCATTTGGATCTGGAGATGTTAAAGACATAGCTCCATAAACATCTGCATAGTAGTAACCCTCTTCTCCTTCTGTTCCTTTTGTTGCTGTTCTTCTCCAATGAATTGTATTTACCACATTTTGAAGTTCTTGTCCCTCAACTACTTCTTTTATTACACAATTCATTGAGCTAATTATCCATTTATAAATTATCATTTTTTTTATTTTTATTTATTATCCATCATAAGAAGCAATTGTTCTTGTAACAACTTCTCCTCCTACATTTATTTTAACTTTTATATTTCCATCTGCTGAATCCATATAAATTGAAGATTTACCATCAGCTGGATCATCTGGAGTTGATATTGCATTTAATGTTAAAACATCATCTAACTCCAATACATCTTGAACTCTTTGCGTTCCATTTACATCTAATTTATAACCACTATCAGTTGTTGTTCCTATTAGTAAGTTTTTATATACGTTTACAGTTTCTTGACTACCATCTAAAGTTAAGTAAGCTGTTTCACCACCCGAGCCATCATCTGATTGAAGTATAATATCTTTATCCGCTGCAGATTGTTGTATTATTAAATCACCTCCACCCTGTTGTTTAATATAAGAATTTGTACCATCGTGCCATATTAATGTGTCTCCACCTGAGTTAGAACCAAAACAAGCTTTACTGTTATCTGGAAATACTGTGTGAACAGTTGATCCACCACCAACACTACCATCTAACCTAAAGTATTCAGTGGTACCTCCGGAGCCGTCGTCTGATTTAAAAATTATATCTTTATCATCGGCATAATTAATAAATGACAAATGACCAGTGTGATTGTTCATTTCTGAATTACTCCCATCATGAAATATTCTTAAATCACTTCCATTACCAAAACGCGCGTGAACGCTATCTTCAAACTGAATTTCTTTATGTGCTTTTGTGTGACCAGCACTCCCATCCAAAGTTAAGTAAGCAGTTGTTCCTCCAGATCCATCGTCACATTTAAGTATTATATCTTGGTCATCTGTAGCTTGAGTAATAATTAAGTCACCAGTACCATCGGCCTTTATATTACTATGACTACCAGTGTGATATATTTGTAAGTCAACACCATTACCAAACGTAGCCTTAACGTTGTCAGTAAATTCTAATCTATTTGAACTTGTATCCCACATCATATTATAACCAGCTGTATCACCGTAAAATATTACGTCATGGCCAGCTTCGTCAACTCCGACTTGAACCGTACCAGCTACGTGTAATAGACTTGCGGGAGAAGTCGTTCCAATACCTACGTTTCCAGTTACAAGTAATCCACCAGAAGGTGGTGTTGCACTGGTTGCCCCTATTTGAATACCTCCATTTGGATGAAAACTTGCTGGATTTGTTACGGATTCTGGTGCTATAAATATTTGACCTTTTCCGTAAGCATAAGATGTATAAATTTCTCCATAACCATTTACAGCTTGATTTACATTACTTGAAAATCTAATCCTACCTTCTACGTCTAATTTTCTACTCGGACTTGTTGTTCCAATACCGACTTTGCCAGAGGAATTTATTCTCAATCTTTCAGTTGCTACTGTTTTAAAAATTAAACTTTGACCACTTGCTTCATTATCTATATGTAAGGTTCCAGTATAATTTCTTATATAACTATCTGATCCATTATGATATAATCTCAAATCACTTGCAGTACCTATTTTAAGTTCATCTGAATCAGTAAATATCATATCGTTCCCACTTGTAGTATTGCCATTAGCTAAGACCTCCGCAAGAGTATCACTTGCACCAACTTGACCATCTACATAAGCTTTTACTGATTGAGCTGTTGGAATATTATTTTCTGTGGCTCCTTCCATTGTATCTGAATCCAACCATCCTGTTATTTCAACACCTCCTTTTGACATTCCATCTGCATCAATATCAAACCCAGCAACAGTTCCTTCTGTTTTTCTTTGGTATTGAACAAACATATTGTCCTCATCAATAGCAATATTTGCATTAATATTTAAAGCTTCGTCTAAAGTTATAGCTTCAACAAAAAAGGAAGTTGCATCTACTGCAGCATCTGCATATACAGTTAATGAAGTTCCGTTAATTGTTATTTTATCTCCAGCTTTAATAGCAATAGCTAATTTTCTGCAATTTATAGCTGTTGAGGTAGTTATTGAATCTCCTTCATTATATTCAGATGTTAATCTACTAAGATAAAACTTGTTCTCACTGTTTTCAGCTTTAATAAATGGAATTGAAGTGTTTGAAGTTATCATGGTGTTAAAAGTTGAGTAGGGCCTATTTCAAGAGCTCCTGTTTTTGTATTTCTTATTCCACTGGTAGTTGTTGGATCATTATAATAAACCTGCACCCATTGGCCATTCCATTCATCATTAATTAAATTGAATGAACTTCTCATCATCATATATTTTTTACCATCCGAATCTTCCATTCTTGCACATGGATTCATATATTTCAATTTTGAACTTCCTGAAATGTATTTATCTATGGAAGATAAAGCTGTTGTTCCACTAAAAGTTAAAATTGTTTTACTTTGATTATTTATAATTTCCTCTCCAACTAAAACTTGACTCTTTTTATCATAAGTTAAAGAACTCCAAACATAAGCACTTCCATTCCAAGTATATATTCCTTTTGCCCACTTTCCTAATGGATTGACATATACCCAATCAGCTCCATCATAAACTTGATATGTAGAATTTGTGTCAGATCCAGAACCATCTCCAAAAGCTATCACTCCAACATTATACTCAAATGAATCATTTCCACTTTGCTCAACTTCCACTTCTTGATATGTATTTCCAAAAGATATTCCTCCAGACTTTACAGGGACAAACATTGATTCAAAATATTGTCCTCCGTTTGGCATTGTGCTTAACGTATCTGTGTAATCTAAAGCGTAAAAAGTTGGAGTTTGTGCTTGAGTTAAAGCTGTTCCTGCATAGTTAGTATTTCCTGTTAAATTAGTATTTTGTACTCTTCCATGAGAATAACCTGAATTTCCTTGATTATAAGCATACATTGGCTTAGTTGCGTTATTATCATATTCGGTAAATGTGTAAAATTGAAAATCCCAGCTTCCAATAAATAAAGGATCGGTAGGTATTAAATTTCCAGTATTATCACATATACTATCAATAGCACTATCAAACATACTTATTACATAATCATTGCATCCAGCAGGTACTCCTCTTGTGTTTCTAATGTATTGTTGGTTATTAGATAAAGGAAACTCTCCTGATCCTGTTGTTGTGCTCATCCATTTTAATTCTGAAGTTGTAGGAGTTCCAGTAAATTTGTATAAAGTCATATTATCAGTATCTCCCCAAGCTGATGCTGATGGTTTTGCTCTAATGGTCCATAAAGAATCCATATTTAATTGAGCAGTTGAAGTGTTTGAAAAAGAGCAATAGATTCTACATAAAAAACCAGCTAATTGATCCGCATCTGTTAAAGTCATAATGTTATACTCTTGACCAGATTGAGAAAATTGAGTGTAAGCATGAGAAGCTCCATCAGTTGGCCATGCAGTTGGTAATCCAGAAACAGTATTATGAGTTAAAAACAAAGGAAAACCATTAAAATAATTACCTCCAGCTAATTCAGAATAAGTAGTTTTTGTTCTTTTAATAGCTGGCAAAGCTTCATATTGAGTTGTTGCTAATTTCTGTAATCCTCCATTTGTTGTTCCAGTTTCAATAACTTGAGGATATAAAGAATGATTAGTGTTTCCAAAATAGTTTCTACTTGTTTTGAATGATCCTGTATAATAAAATTCTCTTGTTGGAATATTTACAGGGGACGTATAAGGAGCTGCCCCTTGTTCATTTGTGTTATATTCTGAAATTTGAACAAAATGAAACCTATTTTCCCAGTAAAAAAATCTCATATTAAAGGATTTGCAGATACTTTCTAAAACAGAATAGGTAGTTGGAGGGGTGTATTCATTATCATCAGAAACGCTGTAAAAATCAGTTACATTTATCTTGGTTTGAGTTAAAGGACAAGTTGCTAATTCTGGACCAGTTCCCATATCTTCATTCCACCAATTAACAGCGGTTTGAATAACATAATTTTCTAATCCAGCTCCAACACTTGCTTCATCAGATTCTAAAACCATTCCAGTATTATCTAAAATTAATTTTATCCAAGCTCCAGTATATCCAATTATTTGTCTATAACCAGCGTTTGCATAAGTATCAGCTTTAACATAAGGGAAGGTTGGAACCGCAGTTGTTTCACTATTTGTTTCTCTTAAAAAAGGGATTTCTTTTAGACTTGCAATCCCATCAACAAAAACCAAAGTTGATACATAAGGATAAGAAACGTCTTCTTTTATATCTAAATTAGGTATTAAATAACCTGACCATAATAAACTTCCAGCAGATCCTTTTCTTAATGTAACCCAAATACTTCTTTCTGCTCTTTCTGAAAAGGCAATTATTTCATTTTCTTGATCTAAATCTTCAACTAATACATTAAGAGTAAGTTTTGAAGCTAATATTGGAGAATTTTTATCTTGTACACTAGCTGACTCCCAGTCTAATTTTAATCCATTTGAAGCTAATTTCCACTCATCTGTTCCTCCAGAATAAGAAGTCCATATTCTTGCAGTATAAGTTGTCCCATTAGCTGATTCTAAAGGTATTGTTTTAAAAATTTGTAAATTATAAGATGCTCTTGCCATATTATGTTGTTCTCAATCTATTTACTGATGTATTTCTGTTTGACAAATATATGTCATTTCCTTTTAATACACCCTCTACAATTATATTTTGATTTCCTCCTCCCATGTGTTGCTTGAGTTTATCAAGCGGAGCTACCACTTCTGGATTTGAAGCGGTTGTTCCAACTCCCTCCCCTATAAGAGCTGTTGTAGGTCCATACACTAACCCTCCATCCTCAAGTCCTAAAATCTTTCCTTTTGCAATTCCAAAAGCTTTTCCAATACTCATTGTCGGACCTCCTAATAGTAGAGCAATTACAGTGAGAACGGCTAATTGAATAAGGAGTTGTTTAATGGCTTGTTTTATGTTTTCAATAAATGATTTAAAAAACTTTTCTTGACTATTAGCGGCACTCATAGCAGCATTAAACATTATGTCTTCCATCAATTGTATTGTTGCATTGTGAGCTTCTTGAGCTTTTGTTAATTTTAGAGTCCAAGTTTCTACTAAATACATAGAAGCACCCCAAACAGTCATAGTTGCAGCATAGTCTTTAATTTGAGCCAACAAAGGATCTAAAGCTCTTGAATAATCTTCAGTTACAGTTACTATTTCTCCTTCCCCTTTTACTACTTTTTTTGTATTTTTTCCAAGATTTTCAAGTTCTTCATTAAATGATGCTGTACTCTCTTCCATCTCTTTAAAAGCATCATCAACAATTTTTTCATAAGTTGAAATAGTTTCAATCATTCCTGCTATATCATCTTCCACTACATCTATAACTCCTTGAACTGTATGTGGAGTAAGAGATGTTTCTTTACTTTTCTTTAAAGAAGCCAATCTTAACGCCTCCGCTTCTAACTTGATTTCATTTTCAGTTATAAGAGCATTAGTAGCTTCTATTTTGGCTTTAGCTTTTAGAGATGTAATATAACCTCTGGTTGCAAGAGTTAATTTTTCTACACTTAATTTTGAAGCATCTAATGTTCCATAATACTCTGGAGAAATAGTTTTTAATTCATTTAGCAGTTTTTCTTTATCTTCTAAACTTAAGTTTTCTTGTTGTAATTTAGTAGTTAAATCTTTTACTCTTTGTTCTTGAACTTTTATAATTTCATTTGTTCTTTTTTCAACCTTTTCTAATGCTTCAGCTTGAGATAATGCTCTTGTTTGAGATTCTATCCACATATCAAGACCTCCAACAATTGCGGCAATAGCTACAATTAATACTCCAAAAGGATTTGCCATAGCAAAAACTGCTAATGATTGGAATAATCCAATAACAGCAGCAAGTCCAGTAGCAACTTTTCCAATAATTATAAGAACTGGTCCTATTGCAGCTAATATTAATCCCCATTTAACAATATTATCTTTTTGTGTTCCTGTTAAATCATCAAACTTTTTTATTAAAGTTTTAAGATAACCAACAAATTTTGTTACATAAGGCATTAATCTTTGCCCTAATTCTTCAGCTATATCTCCAAGTTGATTAGCTATCTGAACTAAAGGACCTGCTCCAACTAATGCAGCGGCTTTAGCTTGTCCTTTGAATTTTTGTGTTAATTGAGTTACCGCTGTATTTAACCTTTCATTTGATCCAACAGCTCCAGTAATTTCTATTCCATATCTTGATAAAGCATTAGTTGAACTTCCCATTGATTTTGCTACAAGATCAGCAGCTGTAACTAAATCCATTCCTTTTGCAGTTGCAAAATCTTGAATCAATGGAATTAATTGCATAATTTCCCTTTCTGTTAATCCCATCATAGCTAGCATTGATTGAGCTGCTATAGTAGCTTCATCTCCAAATAAAGTTGTTTTTTGAAGTTCTTTTGCTTGTTCAATTAATCTTTGTTGAATATCCTCCCTTCCCTTCAATGATGTGAGAAGTTTTTGTTCGGCCTTTGCTTGTTCATCAAAAGCTTTAATAGATGCAGCTCCTAAAGCTAAAATTGGAAGAGTTAAATTTCTTGATAAATTTTGTCCAGCTTTAGTTACATTTTTTCCAAACTTCTTTAGTTTCTTTTGAGCTTTATTCATTGCTCTCTCAAAACCCTTAAGATCTGCTCCAAATTTGAAATTTAAAAATCCTATTGCTTTACTTGCCATGTTCTTCTAATTTTTTAAAATACTCTGCTTTTCTTTTTAATTCTTTAAAATCTATTTTTGATGCTTCTTTTTCCCAATCAAACTTTATAAGATCTGTTGGTTTGATACTTTTATTTTTAGGAAGCTGAATGTTTAACAATAAACAGGTGCTCCATCTTGTACGCTCCCAATCACTTCTTTGCCTCATATTTTCCAACTCATGAAACCCCTCAACTTTGTTCCAGAACTCTCTTGGCAACATATCATAAAAATCATCAACATTCATTCCTAATTGCCCGAATGCGATCTGTTCCAGTTTTGGCCAAGTTAGCTCTACTTCTTGGCTCTCTTGGCCTTCGGCTTTTTTTCATTACCCTCTCCCATTGCTCTTGCAAGTATCTCAAAAGCCTTTTCCATACAATCCATGTTCCCATCAAACATATCAGTTATATCATCTAATGAATAATTAAATGGTTGTTTTGATGCTCTGTAACCATCTTCTATTCCACAATAAATTAAACTGAAAGCATCATTAAAAGTTAATTGTCCTGATGCTAATTTGTTTAAATCATTCATTGTTGCACCAGTCATTAAACTGTATTTTCTAAGAGCGTTAAATCCAAATCTAACTGCCATTTTGTGTTCTCCAATTTCTAAAATTTCATATTTCATTTTTCTAAGTTTTTGTCTTTTCTGATATTAAAAGAAACCAACCCCCGCACTCAGAAAAGAAAACGCAAGGGCTGGCTCTAAATTTAATTACTATGAAGCAACAGTTTGTGTTAATGCTCCAGTACCTTGAAAAGAAGCACTAAATGTACTTGAATCTTCATTCGGAGCAGCAAGACTTGCAGAAGTCATCCATACATCCCCAGTATATTTAGTATCTCCAGTTGCTGATGTTGTCACACCAAAAGTAACTGATGTTGTCACTCTTGTTTCAATCATTGTACTGAATAACTCACTTAAAGTTAACCCTCCGATTGCAGCTCCATCAGGGTCTAACCACGCATACATTGCATCAACTGAAACATCCCAGTTTCTATAACCTTCCATTGCAGATTCCCAACCACCATCTTCCTTATTACTGGTTGATCTTGGGCTATGATTTACATTTATAGTTGCACTTGTTGCATACGCTATTAAAGTTGCAGATCCTCCTGATGGAGTAATATACACTTTTAAATCCGTACCATTTAAAATTCCATTTGCCATTTTTTTTATTTTATAATATTAATATTTATTTTATTTTTGCTCTTCTTGAGCTTTTTTTGTTTTCGTTTCTTTTTTTACTTTTATTTTTTCTGGCTCTCCATATCCATTTTCTAAAAACCATTCAATCCCCTCTTGAGTAGTTGGAACTTTAATTCCCGCATTTAATATTTTACCGTTTCTATTGTAGTCTTTTTTTAATTCAAATTGATAAATTTTCAATTGTGAATTATAATATTTTGCATATTTATCCATTTCTTTATTCGTTTGTATCAATCCATCCATTATCTGGATTATTGATTATTTCTATTATTTCACTATGAGAATATATTTTATCCCCACTTAAAAAATCTGGCACTTCTCCAATAAATTTAATTATTGTTTTAGTTCCATCTAAATTATATCTTAATGTTGCTGCTGACGTTTCAATTACCTTTTGAAAATCAATTGAATCAACATAACTTTTTTCTATTATAACATACTTTTTTTCCATATCTTTATTCTGGAACATCAGCTTGAAAATCTGTTGATGTCATGTTAGTCATTGTTCCATCATTATTTCCTGTTTCATCTGGTATTGTTGGATAAGTTGCAATTGGATTTCCAACTATTCCTCCATCTCCCATTTCCCAGTAACCTTTTAAATTGTCTAATGGTTGTGGATTAAATGGTAATCCATCATTGTATAAAGAAGTTACTTCTGTTGAATCTAATTCTTTATTGAATATAGTTACCTCATCAATATTACCCTTCCAAAATCCGCCACCAGTAGAATTATTTCCTATTGCAGCTGTTGTAAAACTTCCTGTAAATGTTCCTGAGATTGCAGTTGTATCTTTTAAAGTTCCATCTAAATATAGTTTTACATTGCCAGAACTATCCCAAGTAGAGCATGCATGATGCCATAACCCATCCCCCTCAATACTATCATTAGTAGTAGCATTATTTGCAGTTCCTCCAGCTTTATAGTTTGCAGTTAATTCATCATTTCCTGCATTATAATATAAGTGTATGGTATTATTAGAATCTACTCTTGATTGAAAAATATTTGCTGAAGAGCCGACTGTTTCCAATTGAAACCATGCAGAAATTGATCCTGTATTTTTTATTGAACTCATTCCAGTAGTACCTAATGCAACATAATCATCAACTCCATCAAAATGAGTTGAGTATATATTGTTAAATGAATTTATAATTCTAATATTAAAGTTTAATGATTTTCTATAAATACCATCACTTCCTGACATATCATCAAATACATCATCATATCCATCAAAATCAATTGCTTGGATATTTACAGCGTTATACACTCCATTAACTCTATCTAAGGCTGTTCTTATATAGTTTGCAAGTTTTGAAGCTTCTGCATAAGTTTTAGAATAAGCTGAAACCATAACAGTTGCAGTATCTAATAAAGCTACAGAATCTTTTTGTCCTTCTGGAGTATCAGTAGAAACATCATAAATGATAAAAGGAAATGGAGATGTTTGTTTCATTACATTTGGAGCAATCCTTGTTCCTACCATTGACTCAACTGCAATGTTATCATGTAAAATTTTATATATTGCTTTTCCTATTTCCATTTTAATATCCTAAACTTCCGTATTTTTTTAATCTATTTGCGTCAGCTCTAACAGCTTTAATGAATATTTGTTCCGCTTGTGTAAACCCATCAGATAAAACAGATCCACTTGCTTGTTTCCAAGCTCTTTCCATATAAGGGTTTGGTTTTGACATAGAACCATCTCTATTTCTATGCCCATATTCAACCCAGGCACCAAAATAACCCCCTTTATTTTTTTTGAATTTTCCTTTTACTCTTGGCCCAATATATGCTCCATGAATATCTTTTTGTTTTGAAGCTCTTGTTCTATAAAATTTAAGAGATTTTTTTAATGTTCCTCTTGAGATAGTTAAACTTTTATCTGGAGGATATGAAACCCCAACTCTTCCAGTTGTGCCAGGGTCTAATAAAGGAGCTTCTTTTACAGCAGCAGTCAACAAAGGAACAGTAACTTTTTTCCAAAACCTTCCCCATACAGCATCTTTATTAACTCTTTTTGGTAGTTCATTAAACATCTGCATAATTTCCTTAATTCCTTTTACTTCAACAGTAACTCCATCTTTATGTTGTTGAGCTACTTTTAATTCACTATATAAACCAACTCCCATTAGTTATTGTCTTTTAGTTTTGTTTCTATTTCTAAAAATTGTTCTCTTCCATCTATTTGTTTAATCCCATGTATTATGTAAGTTTTAGAATCATATACTATTCTATACGTTCCTAAAATTTCAACTCCTAAGTTTCTTACATAAAAAACTAAATCCGTTCCTTGAACATTTTCTTGAGATTCTTCTTTTCTTCTGCTTGCTTTCCAATCTGCATGAGCCCATAAAGTATAAACTGTTGCATAAACTTTTGTTTCTGCTCCATATCTATCAGTTGTATAAGTTGGAGATTTTACTTCAATTCTTCTATCAAGTTGCCCTATGCTTAACATACTTGTATTTTATACTGATCTAATAAATATTGACTTGATAAAGGAAGTTCAGTTGCTGTTCTTCCTGTTATTACTGTTTGCCTGTTTTCGTACCAATTACCTAAAGTTAAAAGAACTGCTTGTTTTATTCCATCTGGCACATCTGTTGATGCCGTTCCATATCCAACTGTATATTTAACATGAACAGCGTTTATTCTATCAGATAAACTTGGTAAGGTAGCATCAACTGCCAATCCAATTCTTGCAGGTTTTGAAACGTCATCTAAAATATAATTAGTATCAGCCCAAGTTTGTTCAGTATCATTACTATCATAATATTTAATATGAGTAATTGATGAAACTGGACTTTTATAAAGTGTATAAATTTCTGACCATTCTACTACAGTATTTAAAAAATATTGATTAGTATAAATTTGACAAGACTCAGTTGCCGCTTTAATTAAATTATCAATTAAAGTATCATCTGCAGTAGTATCAACTTTAAGAAAATCTTTTGCTTCGGCAGTTGTAAATAATGGAGTAGTTGATAAAGTAACTTCTTTTAGACTTCTATACATTTTAAATTAGTTTTAAAAAAAAAGGACTGGCTTCAAAACCAGCCCCTTTTTTAATTATTATAAAAACTTAACTACGCAGTTAATGTAGTATATTTAACAAAAGATGCACCAGAAGCAACACCAAAGTCAAAATAGTTATTCATTATCAATCTTACGCAACCTGTTCCAGCTGCAGTATATGGATCCACTATGATATTACTTGGACCAAACTGACACATGAAAACACGACTAAAATCACCGAACATACCATCTCCAGATGCACCAGCAGAACTTGCAGGAGCAGAAGAGAAATAACCTGGATAACCAGCTAATCTATCATCTACATATAAAGGATAAGTTGAAGAAACTTGTGCTTCTTTCTTAATAGCTGAATAAAGCTCCCAAGAGTTAACAAAAGATAAATTTCCATCTAATCCATGATCATCAGCAACTGTTTGAATAGCTTCTAACATATCAGAAGCAATAGAACCAGAACCGAAACTAGCTTCAGTAAATGTTAAAGTTCCAGCAGTTTGAACTATTGCTCCAGGAGCGTTGGTTACTGATGTTGAACCGAACATTGCAGCATCAATTTGTTCTGCCATGTTTCTTCCCATATCTCTCATTACAGAAGCTTCAGCTTGTGGGCCATTTTGAGCTAATATAACATTTGATAAATCTGCATAACCTGTTAGTCTGTTTGGAGATAAAGTTACTTTTCCAAAATCAGCTCCACCATCAGCAGAAGCACCATTCTCAGTGTTCCAAGCTACAGTTGAACCTCCAGCTATTGGAAGTACAGTATCGGCTGCGACCGTTCCTAAGTCGTTTATTCCCACTCTGGAAAAAAGTCCAGAAGCAGCTAAACTATCAACATAAGCACCTACAGCAGTTGGAGCAATTGCAGAAGTTCCTTGATCAATTGCAGCTCTTTGTTCTTTTAACATTGTTGGAATACCAATTCCTTGTAATCCTTTTCTAGCTTCTCCTTCTGCTTCTTGATGCATTTCTGCTTCAAGTCCAGTTAATTGTCCACCATTTGAAACTTCTCTAACAGCTTTAAATAAACTCCATCCTCTTGATTCTTTTGCAGTGTTTACTTTTTGAACTGGAGTTCCAGCTAACTTTACATTATTTCTAATTTCAGTTTCTACTTTCTCAGCTCTTTCAATCTTTGCAGATAATTCATCTGCATTTTTAAGAAGTGAATCCATTTCATTATTCTCCTCTGAAGTTAAATCTCTTTCTTCTGCAGTAGCAGTTTCTTTGATTACTTCTAAAGAATCAATAATATCATTTCTCATTTCTTTCAATTCAATACTTGATTTCATTTTAAAAAATTTTTTATTATTATTTATTTTGTTCGTTTTATTAATTCTATTTTTAGTTTCGCCAACGAACGCGCCACTAAATCGTTTTCCTCCTCTTTTATTTCTTGTTTTTCTTTATACATTGCCAAACCTCTTTGAGCTACTACTAAATCAGAATCAGCTTGACTGTATGCTGGATATGTTACCACAGCTACGTCATAAAGTCTATCAATTGAAGTTATAGTTCTAATATCATTTCCTTCATCATCAGTTGACCATACGTCAGAACCCACAGTAAAGGCAAAACTTGATTGATTCAGATTTCCATTTTTCATATTGATTGCTAAATCTTTTCCATAAGAAGTTTCTGGAATATCAAATTCATATTTTAACCCTTTTTCATCAACAGTTAAATTAAGAGTTCCAGTTGTACTTCTTGCAAGAATTAAATTCTGATCATGGTTAATTAATGCACGTACGTCTGATTTTGCAATTGTTTCTTCACTAATTGCAGTTGGAGATATATATTCATAAAATCCTCCCAAGTTTTCACTTCTGGAGTTAAATATACTTCCATATCCAACAACCACTTCTTGGCCATCTTCTTTTGTTTCAAATCTGTTTTCAATGTTAAATAATCTTTTTTCCATAATTGTGTTATTATATTTTTTGTCCCAGATTTTAATCTTCTCCATCTGTTCCAATTTTGTTTATTGTAGTCATATTCATTTGAAGATAATTTTCATCTCCAGAATCTATTTTGTTTAAATCTTCTTTTTGTCTTACTTCATTAATACTCATCCATCCGTTTGTAATTGCAGTTTTATAATAATCTGCTCTATCTTTTACGTTTCCTCTAAGTAATCCGTTTACATTAAATTTAATATATTCTCTTCCAATGTTATTTCTTCTGAATAATTTAAGACTCATTTCCAATTCTATCTTTGATATATAAGGCATAAGTGAATAGGAAACGAACTCCTGTGATTGCATTTCTATATTGTTGAATGAACTGGCACTCAGGTCTTTGAGTAAGTGAGGAGGAAGTCCAAAAATACGTGCAACTTCTTGGATTGAGAACTGCCTGCTCGCCAGGAACTGGGCTTGATCTGGAGTTACGGATATGCTTTTGTACTTTAATCCCTCTTCTAACACTGCCGTTTGGTTACTACCATTTAAAGTTCCATAATTTTTATTAAAGCTATTCCTTAATCTATCTATGGCCTGTTCCGATAATGCTCTATCTGATTCCAATATCCCCGACAATTTTCCTCCATTCTTGAAGAATGTGGAACTGTACTCTTGCACATCCATACCCCATCCAATTGCATTTTTACATTGTTCAATTGGAGAAAGTCCTGTTATTCCATCTGGTCCTGTAATCATTTTAAAATGAAGTATATTTTCAGAGTCATGAGTTTCCCCAGATTTATCATCTGAATAATATAATTTATTATCTAATGTATATGTTTCTACATCTCCATAGTTTAATGGTAGTAATTCTAAAACTCTTCCGTTTCTATTTCTTACAATTTGAACATAGGAGTTTCCATCTGACAACATATCCATAATAATCTTTTCATAAAAGGTTATTTTGTTTTGATATGTATTTGGTTGATATTTAACTAAAAAAGAAAGATCAGAATTTACCTCAATATTATCTCCATTATTTTCTCTTCTAAAAACTCCAACAGGTAAAGTTGAAATACTTTCAGAAAGTAATCTCATTGCAGCCCAAACAGCTGAAAAAGTTAATGCAGTTTCTGGAGAAACTTGAGTTGAAGGGCCAAAAGGTAAGCTGTAGTTTATGCTTCTTTGTTCTTTTTTCTGAGTAGTTGAAAAGATGTTTTGGATTGATTGCAGTATTCCCACTATATAATTTTTTGCAATTATACCACTATCTTGTCCTTTTTTTGTGTAACATTGTTTCCTTTATTTTTCTATCTCTACAAACTCTGAAAGAATTATAGTCTGAATATTTTCTTTTTCCAAATAGTTCAATATGATTTTGTTCTACTGCCTCATAAGCTCCTTTTAAAGTCTTATGTTCTTTGGCTTTATCCCAGAACTCTCTCACAAATCCATCTGCTGAATAAATATATATCATAACATTAACAAACCTCTATCATCATAAATTGAATTATAACCTCCTTCGGTCATATAAGATCCAAGACTCATTATCAGGGCTACAGAAAAATCTATCTTCTCAGAGCTCTTCTTTTTGGATGGCTTGATATTCCCTGCAGCATCTTCTTCCATTACAGTGTTTGCTATCATCCATTTAGCAGCAGGATTTCCATCATGTATAATTTCTTTTCCTAAAATTAAAGCTTCCAACTGTTTTGAAGGGGCGCTTAAACTGAGAAATCCCTGGCCAAATGGTTCCATTGGAACTCCTTCGTTTTGTAAATCAATTACCATTTGCGATGCGTTCCATCTATCATAACAAATAGATTGTATCAAATATTCTTTTCCTAAATCTAAAATCTTTTGTTTTATAAAATTGTAATCGGTTACATCTCCATTAGTTGCAATACAATGGCCATCTCTTATCCAAGTTACATAATCTACTTTATCTCTTTCACTTCTTTTCTTCGCATTCTCTTCTGGAATAAAAAAGTATGGAACTATAATAAATTTTTCATCTTCTTTAAATAATAAAACCAGAGCCGATATATCTCTTGTTGATGCAAGATCCAAGCCAACATAACATTCTTTATTTTTTAATTTTTGTAAATCAACCTCTCCTTGACAAAGTTCCCATTCTTTTGCACCTATCCAAGCTGTTTCAGAATCAGTCCAGATATTTAACATTAATCTCTTGAAAGTATTTTGATATGATGGAACATCAACAGCCCTTTGAGATTCTCTCTTCATATATTCTTTCCTTAAACTTATTCCATAATTTGGATTGGCTTTTTTCCATACCTCTTCATCAGTAATATCATCATCCAAATCAGCTTCATAAATTGCAGAATAAAAACTTGAATCTTCTATTAGTTCGTTTTGAACTTGCTTAGAATAATTATATACCTCATGGCAAATAGAATTTTTATCATATCCTGCTGTTGTTATTGCAATACATAATGGTTGCCTTCTTGATCCTGTTGAGGTTGTTAAAGTATCCCATAAATCTCTGTTTGGTTGTGTGTGTAATTCGTCAAAAATAATACAGTTAGCATTAAATCCATGTTTGGTTTTTGAATCAGAAGAAATAGCTTGGTAAAAATTCCCTTTACTTTCGTTTGTAATTGAGTTTCTAAATACTTTTGAACGCTTAGTTAATTCAGGATTTTTAAGAATCATTTGTTTTGCTATCT